ATCCAAGGTTCTAGCATCGGCAACCTCATCCAGCGCAGTTCGTGGTGGATCTTTCAACATGATCTTCCTAGACGAGTTTGCGTATGTGCCACAGAATGTTGCAGAGGAGTTTTTCTCGTCCGTATACCCAACGATCTCGTCGGGTCAGGAAACGAAGGTATTCATAGTCTCCACCCCCCATGGAATGAATCTGTACTACAAGTTGTGGACTGATGCCACAAACGGAAGAAACTCGTACATCCCAATCGATGTCCATTGGTCGGATGTTCCTGGTCGAGACGAGAAGTGGAAGCAGGAGACGATAGCCAACACCTCCGAGGAGCAGTTCAGGACAGAATTTGACTGCGACTTTGTCGGCTCCATTCATACCCTTATATCCCCATCTAAACTCAAGACCTTGGCATACATCGACCCTGTATTCAAGAACGGAGAGGGATTCAAGGTCTATGCCAAGCCCGAGGAGAAACACACATATGTTATGTGCGTGGATGTCTCCCGAGGAACTGGACAGGACTATTCCGCATTCACTATTATGGACATCACGGCGGCTCCATATAAACTGGTTGCCACATTCAAGAACAACAACATGTCTCCGATGGTCTTCCCGAACGCTATTCATGTGGCGGCAAAGCAGTACAACAATGCACATGTGCTGGTCGAAATCAACGATATGGGTGGTCAAGTAGCAGACATACTCCATAGCGAGATGGAATATGAAAACCTCCTCTCGTCCACGATGCGCGGAAGAAAAGGACAGGTTCTTGACGGTGGATTCGGATCTGGAACAAGCCAGTTTGGAGTTAGGACAACCGAGGTTGTCAAAAGGACTGGCTGCTCCATCCTGAAGTCATTGATCGAATCAGATAAGATGATCATTCAGGATTTCGATGTGATCAAGGAACTATTTGCGTTCATCTCCAAGAAAAACTCGTTTGAGGCAGAGGTTGGATACAACGATGACCTTGTGATGACACTGGTGCTGTTTGGGTGGCTATCCACCCAACCATACTTCAAGGACTTGTCATCTCTTGATATCAGGAAAGACATCTATAAGGAGACGATAGACAAACTTGAGGAGGAGATGACCCCCTTTGGGTTTATTGATGATGGTGTGGACGATGCTGTTCCCGAAAGAGGAGAAGATGGTTCATTATGGTTTAGAGAAAGAGAATCAAATATGAACTCATGGTACTGATACAAATATCAAAAATACTACATACAATGATAGAATCATCGGGAGAACCAAATGAGCAGAATACCAGTACAACTTAGCCCCGGTGTGAATTATTCGGAAATTGACCTCACAAATGTCACACCAAATATTGCAAGTACCACAGCGGCAATCGCTGGAGTATTTCAATGGGGACCAGCAGAAAAAATAATCACTATTACGTCAGAAGACGATTTAGTAAGAGTTTTCGGAAAACCACTCCGCGATGATAACGGAATTGATTTCCACTGCGCGGCAAACTTTCTACAATATGGTCGCGATCTTCGTGTTGTTCGTGCTATAGGTAGCGACGAAACCAATGCCAATTCGTCTGATTTTACTGGATTACAATATGCCAATGAAGATGTTTTTAGTGGAAGTTTTGGATTAACTGCCGCTTTCTATGCCAAGTATCCAGGCGTATTGGGAAATTCGTTGAAAGTTGTTGTCATTGATGGTGATGGTGAAGTTACACTTACTGTTGGTGCAACAGCATCAATCGGAACAAATACCATACGGTTCTCTACAGTTCTTGGTGGAACCCTTGAAGAAAACGATAAATTAATTTACCAAACAAATCAATTTTCACAAACTTTCCTTGTTGATTCTGCCGCAGGAAACACCGTCACTACAAAGACATATATTGCAAGCACACTTGGTCTAAGCGCAAGCATGAAGTTCCGCAGTAAGTACGCAGATCTTTTCCAACTAACTGCCGAGACAAGTACACAAGCCTCGTCCAAAGGTGGTGCAAACGACGAACTCAATGTTGCAGTTATTGATGAGGATGGCTTATTCACAGGAACTAAGGGAACAATTCTAGAAACATTCCAAAATGTTTCGAAAGCATATGATGCTCGCAATAACGACGGCCAACCAAACTATGTTACTTCAGTGATTAATGCGGAATCGAACTATATTTGGGTTGGTGATATTGAGCAACTTTGGGGTCAAACGGGGAATGCACAAGATCTCACAACTAGTTTCTCTGACATTAGCGGGGGATTTGCTTCTGCAAAGGTATCTCGTTATAGCCTAAGTGGTGGTACAGGTGCGTCCTCAACAACAGCAAATATATTCACTAAGGGATACAGTAAGTTCCTTGATCGGGATAATATAGACATCTCATTACTCATTTCAGGTAGATCGGATGAAACAACAGTCAAACTTCTTGCAGACCTTGTAAATGAGCGTAAAGACTGCGTGTTGTTTGTGTCTCCAGCACTCACTGATGTTTTGAATCGAACACAAACCACAGCAACCTCAAATGTCATTAATAGACGAAATAACATTTATGCAATAAATTCGTCGTATGTTGTGATGGATAGTGGGTGGAAATACATCTACGACAAGTACAACGACATGTTCCGCTACATTCCATTGAATCCTGATATTGCGGGTCTTTGTGCAAGAAGTGAGTCGGCAACACAGGCTTGGTTCTCACCAGCAGGACTGAATCGTGGGACTATTCGCAATTCTATAAAGTTGGCATTCAATCCCGATCAGTCTTCCAGAGACTTACTCTATGTGAATACCATAAATCCTGTAGCAACATTTAGTGGCGAAGGAACAATTCTCTTCGGAGATAAAACAATGTTGAAAAAGCCCAGTGCATTTGATCGTATCAATGTACGACGTTTGTTCATCACTCTAGAAAAGGCCATTGCAACTTCTGCTAAATACTCATTGTTTGAAGTAAACGATGAGTTCACTCGTTCTCAGTTCCGCAATCTAGTCATTCCATATCTCAGAAATGTTCAGGCACAAAGAGGAATTACGGACTTTAGAGTCATTTGTGACGAAACAAATAATACTGGTCAAGTGATTGAGAATAATCAGTTCGTGGCAGACATTTACATCAAGCCAGCAAGATCGATTAACTTTATTCAGTTGAACTTTATTGCAACGAGAACAGATAGCACCTTCACTGAGATTATCTAATAGGAGAGAAAATGGCTAGTCCAATCCCAACACAACTAAGCCCAGGCGTAAATGTATCTGAAGTTGATCTGTCGCAGTTCATTCAACCAGAATCACTCAATAGTGGTGGTATGGTTGGAATTTTTAACTGGGGACCGGGTTATGAAAAGAATAGAATAAGCACCGAGAGTCAACTTGCTGAAATATATGGAAAGCCGACTTTGGATCAATCTGATGTTGCTGGAAATTCAGATTTTCTTTCTGCCGCTAATTTTTTGAAGTATTCAAACAATCTTAGCGTAATTCGTGCTTTGCAATCAACCGATTCAAACGCCACAAGTGATGAAGCAGGAATAACCAATATAAACAGTTGTCAATATAGAACCATTTCAAATTTTGAAGAGTTCAAAAGACTTGGTGAATTATCAGCAGACTCGCAGGGTATCGAACCTATAGCGCACTTTAGAGCAAGATATCCCGGAAATTTTGGCGACTCCCTACGAGTTTATGTTAGTGATGGAAATACATCTGGTAGCACTACAACTACAGAAACAACAATAGAATATCAAGGCGTATACGACGATTTCAATATTAAAGGTGGATATCAAGGATCCATGATTGTTGGTATTACTTCAGGTATTTGTGGATTGACTATTGGAACATTTGTTGAAGAAATGGTGTCGAATGGGGATGGAACCGAACGAAGGGAAATAAGGTTGTCTTTTGGAGGGATAACTGGTGGTCTAACCTTTGTTAATATTCCATATTATATTGTTACATTCCAACCACCCGTGCCTCCTTCGGTATTTTGTGGTCTTGTATCTGGGTCAAACTATCTCACAAGCACAACACAGACAGAATCATATGACAGATTTGCTTTCTTATATGCTACCGGCACAACAACCGAAAATTATACTTTGATGGGTGGGGGACAAAATCCTGATGGAAATGTTGCGAATGTATTTCCACTCGGATATTTTAGTGGTGCTGACACCGCACCTCAGGCGAATCCAATATCGCTGTTTGCGCCAAATGATTTTACTGGAATAATGCATTTGAATGGGGTTGATCCCATAAAACTTATGCGTATTAATCCAGTAAATGATGCGTTTGTTGATATGATTTTTATGAATTTTGACAAACATTCTATTGGTTTTGATTCGCGATACGATGTCCCAAATACATGGGAGGATGACAATCCCGATGATCCAGTACGCTTTTTAGATGGGCAAGGTAAAACTAAACTATTTGTAGATGTTATCGACGCAAGTGGTATTCCACCACATTTCCGTACAACTCAGGAATTTGATTTTGGCATAGGTCCAAGACGACTTTTCTTTTCGGGATATACTATTATAAATGACGCTGGACAAGTTTCAGTAAATGGTTGGTTTAACATGAGTGCAATACAGGATCCCACTAAACGCTATGATGCCAGATTCACACCAATGGGTTTTCATTTAGATTTTGCACACAAGATGTATGGTCTAATGACTGGAAATACCGCATCTCCTACACCAACAGGCACAGTAAGAGGTTTGGCAACACTTATAGGTTTGACGGGTGGGCATACTTTCCGCCATTACACCACAATAGGTGAAACCGGATCAATGGTCGAAAAACATGTTAATTTTGGCACCGAGGGTGGTATTACGGGAATAAGAAATAACTTTAAATATGGAATCGTTCAATTTGGTCAAAAGGCCAATGTACAAGGCACAATAATAAATTCTAATGGGGAATCAACCTCAACCACAGCATCAAGTAGTGGTTTTGTTTTTGAAAAACAACCAGGAACATCTCCATATGCAGCATCACTTGGTGGATCTAATGATGAAATCAACATAGCCATTGTTGATGCTGCTGGAAAATTTGGTCCCAAAAATAGTATTTTGGAACGATTTGAACTTCTATCAAAAGCAGTTGATGCAAAAAATGCGGATAATCAATCCATCTATTACAAGGATTACATCAATAATAATTCAAAATATCTGTATATGACTAGAGCATTTGATCTAGTTGGCGGAAATGGAGATTATGCATCAAGGGCAGACACAGCGTTCGGTGATATAACTTATCAATATCTTGGAGCAGATGGCGTTACTTTTACCAAGAATAGCAACTATGATACCACACTTCTATATGGCGAGTCTGGTACCACTGCCCCCTCAATAGAAGAACTATCAAAAGCATATTCTATGTTTGCTGATGATGATAATGCCGTCGATGTTTTATTCATACCAGAACTTTATATGGATATTTCTTCTGAATCTAGTGATACTACATTAGAATCATCGGTATATGATAATGTCATTAATAGAAGAAAAGATACTATTTTGATATTGCCAACACCGAAACCAACAATAAACCAACACCCATCATTAGTTGCAAATAATGCGATATCTTTTAGAAAATCTACATTAACCATTCCATCGAACTCATATACAGTTCTTGTTACTGGTCGTAAAGTTTTCTTTGATACCTTCAACAATCAGTTGAGAAAAATGTCTCTCTCGTCAGATGTTGCTGGAATTCTTTGCGCCCAAGAAATTCCTTGGGAATCACCCGCAGGATTCTCAAGAGGCTTTATCCGAAATGCTGTAAAGTTGGAAACAAATTTCTCCAAGTCCGACCGCGACGAACTCTACAAGAATGGAATCAACTTCTTTGTTCAGTTCAACGATGGCTCAGGAACAGTTCTTTACAGCGACAAGACCATGTTGACAAAGCCAAGTGCATTTGACCGCATCAATGTTCGTAGAGTGTTTATTGCTCTTGAGAAGGCTATTGCTAAAGCGGCCAAGTATTCTCTCTTTGAATTCAATGACGAGTTTACTCGCTCCCAATTCCGCAATCTTGTAACACCATTCCTTTCAAGTGTTCAAGCACAGCGCGGTATTGCTGATTTCAAGGTTATTTGTGATGAAACGAACAATACATCGCAAGTAATCGACAACAATCAGTTTGTTGCAGACATTTATATCAAGCCATTGAAGTCTATCAACTTTATTCAGTTGAACTTCGTTGCTGTGAAAAGTGATTTCAATCTAACAACAACGGAATAAATATCCTCAAAGGGAGTAATCAAAAATGAATATCAAAAGATTTGCCAATGCAATGCAAGGAGCGGGAGTCAAGCCCTCGCTCTTTGAAGTCCAAGGAAGAATCGGTGGAACAGAAAGTTCATTGACTCCATTTCTTGTAAAATCTGCGTCTTTGCCAGGAACTCAGTTGGGAACCATCGAAATTCCATATCGCGGAAGAAGGATCAAAGTTCCTGGAGATAGAGTGTTTGGTGATTGGAGCATCACAATCATCAATGATAATAAGTTCCAACTTCGCAACCTATTCGAACTTTGGGTCAACAACATTCAATCCATGGAAAGAAATGTTGCGGAAAATGAGTTTACCAATCTTAGCGGTCCTGTCTTTCAAGATTGGACGGTCAATCAGTTGGATCGTGCAGGAAAGCCAGTTAAGGCATATAGATTGATTGGTTGCTTCCCAACTGACATTTCTGCAATCGATCTTTCATACGAAGCAACAGATCAGATTGAAGAGTTCAGCGTTACCCTTGCATATTCGTACTTCACATCGAATGTTGGAACACCAGATGCATCTCAGTTCCCTGGACTCACCCCCCTAACTCCAGGATCGAATGCTTAAAAATATCAGTTTGGAGAGATGAATGGCTTTTGAACTTTTTGGTTGGTCGCTCGGTAGAGCGGGTGAAAGAATAGCCCCGAAACTTGAGCAGGAGGAAATCAAGACGAACGCATCGTTCGCTCCTCCTGATCTTGATGATGGGGCTATGCCCATTTCTTCTGGTGTGTATTTCAGTTCATATATGGATTTCGATGGTGGAATCAAGTCAACAGCAGACATGATTCGCAAGTACAGGGAGATGGCTCTCTATCCAGAAGTAGAGATGGCTATCGATGACATCTGCAATGAAGCAGTTGTCTATGATGACACAAAGCGTCCTGTTGAGATAGTGGTTGATAGCAGGAAACTTTCTCCAAAGATAAAGACAAAGATTGAAGAGGAGTTTGATGAAATACTCAGACTCCTCAAGTTTCAGGACAAGGGATATGAAATATTCCGCAAGTGGTACATAGACGGAAGGCTCTATTATCACAAGATCATCGACAAGGAGAACCCAAAGAAGGGTCTTGTTGAACTGCGTCCAATCGAATCGACACACATCAGAAAAGTCCGAAATGTTCAGAAGAAGAAGGACAAGGCAACCAATGCCGATCTTGTCACCAAGGTCGATGAGTTCTTCGTCTATAGCGAGCGAGAGGAAACATCCACAACCACTGCCGCATTCACTCCTGCCACACCAACGAAGGGTGTGAAGATTGCCACAGATTCGATCTGCTACATTCACAGCGGCTTGTTTGACTCTGGCAAGAAGAGAGTCCTGTCGTATGTACACAAGGCATTGAAGCCACTCAACCAACTCAAGATGGTTGAGGATGCAGTTGTCATCTATCGCCTATCCCGCGCACCTGAGCGCAGGGTGTTCTATATCGATGTCGGAAATCTTCCAAAGAACAAGGCAGAGCAGTATCTCAAGGACATCATGAACCGCTACCGAAACAAGTTGGTTTATGATGCATCTACGGGAGAACTAAAGGACGAACGGCGGCACATGACCATGCTTGAGGACTTCTGGATGCCTCGCCGCGAAGGTGGCAAGGGAACGGAAGTCAGCACCCTGCCAGGTGGTCAGAATCTTGGACAGATGGACGATGTCCTGTACTTCCAGAAGAAGTTGTACAAGTCCCTCAATGTTCCGATGTCCCGTCTTGAGACGGATCAGAACGGCTTCAACATGGGTCGCCAAGCGGAGATCACGCGAGACGAACTCAAGTTCTTCCGTTTCATCGAAAGGCTCAGGAAGAAGTTCGGAGAACTTTTCCTTGATGCATTGAAGACTCAGTTGCTGCTCAAGGGCGTGATCACGAAGGAAGATTGGGATTACATTCACCCACTGATTCGCTTTGATTTCCGCAAGGACTCCTATTTCACGGAAGCCAAGGAAAACGAGATCATGACGAATCGCCTCAATCTTGTGAACTCTGCCGATCCATACCTTGGCAAGTACTTCTCCAAGTCATACATTCAAAAGCATATTTTGAGAATGACGGATGAGGATATGGCAGATATTGCTGCACAGGTGGAACAGGAGAAGCAACAGGATCCAGACAGTGCCATTCCAACACAGATTGCAACTCAGGCTACCACACAGCAGATGACTGGCGATATTCAGATGCAGCAGCAGTTGCAGCAGCAACAGGCTCAAATGCAGATGCAAGCACAGATGGGTGGCGGCGAACAAACACAGAGCAATAAGAAACAATAGATAATAGAATCCAGGAGAATAAAATGTCCGACTCAAGAGATCTAATCAGAGCAATCATGGACGAAGACTTCGTCTCTGCCAAGGAACTTACAAACAGCCTTCTTTTCTCCACCGTTGCAGACAACATCGATGATGTTCGTGCAGAGGTTGGGCAAAGCATCTATGGCGATATTGAAGAGGCAAAGGACTATGATCTAGATGGTAGATTTGAGAACCCAAAGAATGAAGTTCATGGTTCACGAATCAATGCTGCTGTCAAGGCTGGCCGATTGTCACCCGCTCAAGCGGCACGAACAAAGAGTAAGGGCAAATATGGGGAGATGTTACCAGCAAAAGATGTGAAGACTAAGGGCTAAGAATAGTGCCATAAGGAGTTTCCATGCTACTGATTACAGAACACAACGAGACAAACATTCAGACCATTGCTGAGGATGCTGGCAACGGAAAGAAGAACTACTACATTCGTGGTGTGTTCATGGAATCCGAGCAAGTGAACAAGAATGGTCGCGTCTATCCACAATCCATCATGGAGCGTGAGGTTGAGAAGTACAATAAAAACTACATCGAAAGCAGCCGTTCTCTTGGCGAACTAGGACATCCACAAGGTCCATCCCTCAATCTTGATCGTGTTTCACACATCATCAAGGAAATGAACATGGATGGAACAGTTGTTTACGGTAAGGCAAAAATCCTTGATACTCCATTCGGAAATATTGTGAAAAATCTGATCGATGAAGGAGTTCGTCTTGGAGTTTCATCCCGTGGCATGGGTTCGCTCAAGCAAGTGAACGGAATCAATGAAGTTCAGGATGATTTCAGCCTTGCCACGGTCGATATCGTCGCAGACCCATCTGCTCCAAATGCCTTTGTAAATGGCATCATGGAAGGTAAGGAATGGGTTTGGAACAACGGAATCCTACAGGAGAAGACCATTTCCTCCTATCAAAAAGTTATAAAGAAGGCTAGTTCAAGAGAACTAGAAGAAGCAAAGTTAGAAGTCTTCAAGGACTTCATA